CCGGTGGTGGTGGCGGAGGAAGCTCTCCTCCAGGTGGAAATGATGCTGGAGCAGGTGGCTCAGGAGTTTTACTTACAAAAGAATTAAATTACGCATCAGGCATGTGGCCGATGCAACAACAATTTCGAAGACAGTCATGTGGAACATGGCCTTATACTTATTATGAAGTCGATTATCTCGTCCTTGCTGGAGGCGGCGGCGGTGGAGCTGGCTACGGTGGGGGTGGCGGAGCCGGAGGTTATATAACTTCTTATGGCGCTCCTCGAGGTGCTATTACTTTATGTCAAGCGACTCCTTATCCTATTACCATAGGGGCGGGAGGATCTGCTGGTGCGAGTCCCGGACCAGCCCCTGGGAAAAAAGGGGGATGTGGAACCAATTCAGTTGCAGTTCTCGGAGCTTGTACAGTCACAGCTGCCGGAGGTGGTGGCGGTGGTGGAGAAGGTCAAGAACCTGGAAAAGCCGGAGGATCAGGCGGTGGTGGAGCTGGAGCATGTGGTACAGGCGGAGCTGGAAATACTCCTCCTTTATCACCTGTTCAAGGTTATGTTGGTGGTCTTGCAGGACCTAATACGCATTATGCAGGAGGTGGCGGTGGTGGCGCAAGTGCTGTAGGTACAGCTGGTACACCGGGCGGACAAGCTGGTCCCGGAGGTGCAGGTGAACCCAATACTATTGCTCCCGCTTTCCCAGTATCACCCGCTACAATTTGGGGTGGTGGCGGAGGTGGAGCTACCTATTCAGGAACAGGTCCCGGAACAGGAGGCCCAGGTGGTGGAGGTAATGCTGGGGCAACAGGACCAACCCAGGCAGGATATCCTGGAACTGATGGTAAAGGTGGTGGCGGTGGCGCAGGAGGATTTGATCCTTCATGTGGTCATCATACTGGAGGCACAGGTGGAACCGGAGTGGTAATTTTAAGGTTTCCAACGGCTTCTAAAAGTCCAAGTTATGCGGTAGCCCCTGGAACGAATACTACAACCACGTGCGGATCTTGTACGATGGCTACATTTACAGTTACAGGTACCTTTACTTTATAAAATAGAATTGATGTAAATCAAATTGACTTAAAAAGTTAATATGATATAAAGAAAGAGAAAGATGAATCTACATAATCATTATTGGTTTTTTAAAAAAGCAATCCCGGAGAGGATTTGTGATCATATTAAAAGATATGGTTTGTCTCTTAAAGAACAAATGGCAGTGACCGGTGGGTATGGGGATCCTAAAAGACTTAGTAAGTCTCAAACTAAAGACTTAAAAAAGAAAAGAAATTCAGATGTCGTTTGGATATCAGAGAACTGGTTATATAAAGAAACTCACCCTCTTTTACGAGTAGCTAATCAAAACGCAGGGTGGAATTTTCAATGGGACTTTTCAGAGTCCTGTCAATTTACTTATTATAGAAAAGGTCAACATTATGATTGGCATTGTGATAGTTGGGAGCATACATATAATCAACCTAATACTCCTAGTCATGGAAAAATAAGAAAACTTTCTTCAGTTGTATTACTTTCTGATCCCAAAGATTTTAAAGGTGGAGAATTAGAATTTGATTTTAGAAACTTAGATCCTGATAAAAAAAGAAATACCAGAATATGTCAAGAGGTAACTGGCAAAGGAGACATGGTAGTTTTTCCTTCTTTTGTTTGGCACCGAGTTAAACCTGTTAAATCAGGACAACGTTATAGTTTAGTTAATTGGCATTTAGGATGGCCCTTTAAATGAAAAAGAAAAAGAAAAAAATATTAGATGAAATGTGTAAAGCTTCCGATGGAAGACCTCAACCCGAACCTCTTTATACAGAACATTATTTTTCTTCTCCTATTTATTGGACCGATAAACCGGAATGGGTGAAAGGTTTCAACACAGCTTCGGATGCTTATATTAAACAAGCTCGTTTAAATAATTTAGATGAAATTAAAAAAAGAAATAAAAAATTTGGCAATAAGGGAGAACACCCATGGGTACATCATTCAACAACCTTAATAGGAGACCCTAAGTTTAAAATAATACAAGATTATATTGGGTCGACAGCATGGAATCTTTTAGATGGTCAAGGGTTTGATTTGACTAATTATTCTATATTCGTTACCGAATTATGGGTTCAAGAGTTTTCTAAAAATGGAGGAGGTCATCATACTTTGCACACCCATTGGAATGGGCATATCTCCGGATTCTTTTTTCTTAAAGCCAGTGAAAAAACATCTCTACCTGTCTTCGAAGATCCTCGAAATGGTCGTATGATGAATTTACTTCCTCAAAAAGATCCATCTAAAATAACTCAGGCTTCTCACCAAGTTAACTATCAAGTTAAACCAGGGCGTTTAATTTTTTTTAATTCTTTTATGCCACACATGTATTCCGTTGATAGTGGGTATGAACCTTTCCGTTTTATCCATTTTAATATACAAGCTATACCTAATAGTGTATTAGGTATTCCATATAAACCTGCGTGGGGGCAGAGACAAAAAAATGAAAACAAAAAGTAAGATAGTGCATTTACCAAACACAACACAGAATGCTTATATAAAAACAGTTTTAGGACAACACCCTAAAAAGCTTCCCAATGATTTTGTGGAAGTTTTAATTCAAGAAAAGAAAAAGGAGTTAATGAATGCCAAAAAGACCAAAGTTTAAAGACAATGCCCCTTATAAAATTATTAAAGGAGCTATTAATAAAGAGCTAGCCTCTTTCATTTATCGTTATTTTCAAAATAAAAGAAATGTAACACGGTTCTTTTTTGATACACGATGGATATCTCCCTACGCAGAAGAATGGGGAGTGTGGACTGATGAACAAATCCCTAACACTTATTCTCACTATGCAGATTTGGTAATGGAAACTCTTCTTGAAGGATTAAAAGAGAAAGTTGAAAAAGAAACAGGATTAAAACTTAATGAAACTTATTCTTATGCACGAATTTATAAGAAAGGAGATATTTTAAAACGTCATAAAGATCGTTATTCTTGTGAGGTTTCTACGACCCTGCATTTAGGTGGCGATAGCAAGTGGCCTCTCTATGTGGACCCTACCGGTAAGACCGGACAGGCTGGAGTTCCGGTGGAAATGGAACCTGGAGACATGGTTATTTATCAAGGTTGTGAATTGGAACATTGGAGAGAAGCTTACACAGGGGAAAATTATTGTCAGGTATTTCTTCATTATAATAATATAAAAAATAAAGAAGCTAAAGCTAACAAATATGATTCCCGTCCTTTGCTAGGATTACCAGCCTGGTTTAAGAATTTCCAGTTGCCTTCTAAGAAGAAATAAGGTATATTTAAGACTGGCGTGGGGGGTTCTTTCCACCACAAAGGTCTTCTGCGCCTACTTACAATCATATTGATATTCACATCATTCTAGTATAATTATAATCAAAGAGATTTTTATGCTACAAAAGATAGGCTTTTTACCTGGTTTCAATAAACAAGTTACACCCACAACTGCTGAAGGACAGTGGATTGCAGGGGATAATGTACGTTTTAGATATTCCACCCCTGAAAAAATTGGTGGATGGGCTCAATTAGGGGACGATTATTTAACCGGACCTGTTAGAGCGTTGCACCATTTTGTTGACAATACCGGAATTAAATACGCGGCCCTTGGAACAAATAGAATTCTTTATGTCTATTCTGGTGGTGTGTTTTACGATATTCATCCTTTAGTTAATCCCTCAGGTACTGCTATTACCAATGCCTTTAGTACTACTAATGGAGATGCAACAGTGACTCTTACTTTTAGTGGAGCTCATGGTTTTGTAGTGGGAGATATTATTTTATTTGGGGGCACCAGTACCTTTACTGCTATAACAGATTCTAATTTTGGAGCTTCAGATTTTTGTGATAAAAGATTTATGGTAACTACCGTTCCTACTACGACTACTCTCACGATTGAAATGCCAAGTAATGAAACAGGATCAGGAGCAAGTACTTCTGGTGGCATTACTTATTATAGATATTATCATGTAGGACCTGCTCAACAATTAGGAGGGTATGGTTTTGGAATTGGTCAATATGGAGGAACTGTATCTGGGGAACTTACAACAACTTTAGATGGAGCTTTAGGAGATAATGTATATGGGACTGGAGGATCAGGAACTTCAATTACCCTAGCAGATGCTACAGGATTCCCATCTTCAGGAACATCTTATATTCAAGTAGGGACCGAAGAAATTTCATATACTGGAGTTTCAGGAAATGATTTAACTGGTATTACCAGAGCCGTTAGAAACACCACTCGGGCAGCTCACTCAGATGGAGCAACCGTAACCAACACGACTGATTATGTAGGTTGGGGTTCAGCAGCTTCTGGAGACTTTGTAATTTCACCAGGCTTATGGAGCCTAGATAACTATGGAACTAAATTAATTGCTTTAATTGTAAACGGAAGCTGCTTCGAATGGGATTCCGCAACTTCAAATGCTACAGCTGTTCGAGCAACAGCTATTAGTGGAGCACCGACTGCTTCAAGAGATGTACTAGTTTCCACACCCGATCGTCACTTAGTGTTCTTCGGAACTGAAACTACTATTGGAGATACAACAACTCAAGATAACATGTTTATTCGATTCTCTTCTCAAGAGGATATTAATACTTACACACCAACCGCAACGAATACCGCAGGTACACAAAGACTTGCCGATGGTTCTAAAATCATTGGAGCTTTAAGAG